GAACGTATTACCACCATCTTTCTTTTTAGGCAATATGTGTTTACGAATCAAAAACAATATAGCTTGTAGTCTACCTGCATCCTCAGCTGATGTCGGTACAAATTTCCATGTCCATGTAAACTGTCGTAAATCAAGACCTTTAAAGAATACCGTCGGATGCGGGTTTGCAATCATACCAAGTTCTTGACCTACAAGTCCGCCCATTGTTTCGCTCGCCGAATTAAGAGCAGCAAAAGCAGCACGTGAGGCAACTGTAGAGAGCGCATTTGAAACTTCAGCAGCAGTAGAATCTGTAATCAATGACTTTACTTCATCAAAATTTCCATTTTTGGCTGCATTAATACCATCTCTGAACGACTTGGATTTAGCTGCTTCACCGAGCATATCTGTATCACGTTCTTCAAATCGCATATTATATCCAATCGAAAGATTTTCTGGTACAGGCAAAAAAATCTTTAATCCCGGTGAAATACTACCTTCTGATTGAGGATCACCTCTTGTGTATTTGTGAAACTCAAGTTGAACATAAGAAGCAGCATCTTGTATTAGATTCGATGGGAACTGCAGACCTGCATAGTTAAAATCTTCTAATCCTACAAGTTCTTCTTTCTTTTCTTTAATAATTTCAGTAGGACTTTTTCTAAATCGACCTCTACTCGAATTCTTTTCTTTTCTAATAGGCATCTTATCTGGCAATGGTGTTTTATCATAGACAGTAGAGGTAATTGCAGGTCGCATTACTTCTTCAGATGTTTTATTAAATGCACCAGCAGTTTCTAGTTTTGATGATAGATCTGCGCCCATTTGCATCATAGAAATTTGTGTTGCTGATAATGAAGAGATAGATTTACTCACACTACCAGTAATAACGTTGGGCCGAATGCTTACACTCCCAAGATTTTTTAGAGATGCAATTTGATTTTTCTCTAAAGATGAGAGATTTTGTTTTAATTGGGCAGCTGCTGGTCCTACTTGATTTAAGGATGAATCAGTTTTAGCCATGTGAATTCCTATAAATATGCATATGGGTAAGACTTATAAAGGCGTCTTTAAGCCTAAAAATCCGAGTAAGTATCGTGGAGATCCTACCAACATTATTTATCGTAGTAGGTGGGAGTTGCTATTCATGAGATATCTCGACAACAATAGTGGCATTAAGGAATGGGCAAGTGAAGAGCTAATCATTCCGTATCGTTCACCTATTGATGGAAGAGTACACAGATACTTTCCAGATTTTTGGATTAAGAAGATTAATAGCGAAGGCAAATTAGATACGGTCGTTGTGGAAATTAAACCATTTAAAGAAACCGTAGAACCAACTCCGCAAAAAAATCTTACTAAGAGGTATTTATACGAAGTGAAGACATGGGGTGTAAATTCTTCTAAATGGAAAGCGGCACGTAGTTATTGTGCTGATAGAGGCTGGGAATTTACAATCATTACCGAAAAAGAATTAGGACTTAAATTTTAATGGCCACTTATATTTTTCAAAAGATTGCTCAAGAGGGAAAAACACAGGATTTTTCTGATGCAGAAGAATCACGTGACTGGTACCGCGATAAAGCTCAATCAATAAAGTCAGTGAATATGAAGCGAGAGCTTCGGAACCGAGATCGACTTTATAATAAAATGGTAGCTACTGATATCGGTCGTATGTATATGTTTCAGTACGATCCGAAAGGCAAAGACACATTGCCTTATTATGATGTATTTCCTCTGATATTTGTATTAGAAAAATATAATGACGGATTTCTCGGCATGAATCTACACTATCTGCCTCCTGTCTTTAGAGCTAGATTGATGGATAGACTATATCAAATAGAACGACAAGACAACTTACGTGAGTCTAAAAAACTGCGATTAAATTATGGTTTATTGAATTCTGTGGCGAGGTATAAATACTTCAGGCCCACCGTTAAGCGTTATCTTAATTCACAAGTCCGTTCACGATTTCTCTGGGTACCATATGATGAATGGGATATAGCATTGATGTTGCCCACACAGAGATTTAGAAAAGGCAAAGCAAACGTCGTATGGCGCGACTCAAAACAATTAATTACGAGATCATAAAATGCCATTTAGTATCGATTCATGGAAAGGTCAAGTAAAAGACAATCTTCCAGCAAGTATGTACGAATTATTGGTAGCTCCGCCAGTAGGAGGAGGACAAGAAATACTAGTACGCGCTGAAAGTGTTAATGCGCCTGGAGTAGCATTTCTTTCTGTTGACAACTATGCACCAACAGGAAGTGGATTGATCTATAACATACCATACAAGTATAATCCACAAGAAGTGAATATCATTCATACTGTAGATGAGAAAGCCGAGATATACAGAACATATAGAGAATGGTGTAATAAGATAGTTGATCTCGATGGCTCACAAAAATATGGAGCATACTATTTAAAGGATTATGCTGTTGATATGAATTTAACAGTATATAATAGAAAACAAGAATTGGCAAAGATGATTCAATTTATTGAAGCATTTCCAATGTCAGTTGAACCCATGGGTTTGAGTTGGGGTCAACATGATGAAGTAGCACGATTTTCAGTCAGCTATAGGTTTACACGATTTAAAGTACTTGGTTAATGAGGTTATAAAATGGCACTACCAAAAATTGATACCCCGACATTTTCTTTAAAATTACCGTCGACGGGTGAAGAGATTATGTATCGGCCGTTCTTAGTCAAAGAAGAAAAGATTCTATTGACAGCAAAAGAATCAGGCGAAAAGATCGATATCTACAACGCAATTAAATCGATTATTAATAACTGCGTTTTAAAAGAAGGATTCGATGTCAACGAAATACCAGTATTTGATATGGAGTATATCTTCATTCAAATTAGAGCGGTATCTGTAGGTAATATTGTCAAGTTTAAAGTAGAAGATAGCGATGACGGTATTACATACGATCTACAGCTTGACTTACATGACGTCGAAGTACAATTCCCAGAAGGTCATGACAAAAAGATCATGATTACTGATGAAGTAGGTGTTATACTCAAACATCCTACACCACGGATTTCTGATAGTCTTGTCGATGTAAAGAATATGCAAGACATGACAGAAGCAACATTGAACTTTTGTATTGATCAAATATTTGATGCTGATGAAGTGTATCTATGGAAACAAGAGTCAGAGAAAGATCGTAAAGAGTTTCTCGAGAGTTTACCGATCGAAGCGTATAATAAGATTCAAGAATTTTTTGAAACATCTCCAAAAATCGAGCACGTAGTAACATATACAAATAGCAATAACAAAGAAAAAAGGGTTGTGTTTAGGGATCTAGACGATTTTTTTACGTTGGGCTGAGTTATATGGACCTCTATGCTCACTATAAGTTAAACTTTGACGTAACTCAGTATCACAAATTTTCCCTCACAGAGCTAAACAATATGATACCTTTCGAAAGAGAAGTATATGTTGATATGATATTAGAGAAGATTAACAAAGAGAAACAAGGAAATGGCAGCGAAGTTAGTCACTGGGATAGCTAAGGTTACCCAAAAAATACTCAAAGCACATAAGGGTAAAACTTTAGGCAAACTGTCGCGCGTTTCTAGTGGATTTGGTAGAACAGCTACTAAACTAGCAAAATATAGTATGATTGGCAAGGGCATTGAAGCTATTGCTAATAGAAACAATAATAAAGCCGTTACATCTTTGCCTGCTCTTTCTGATTATGATGCTGTTGCAGCTTCAATGGCTGAAAATAATACAGCTGATCCAATTATCGGTATACCCGATTTAAATATCGAAGAGATTATTCAACCAACTGCAGAGCGCGTAGATCTAACTGTTATCGAACCAGTTATGGGCGAAGTAACTGTTGATCCTACCTCAGTCGTCGAAAGTTATTTTGATGGCGATGCAGCTCCTATTACAACTGATGCTATTATTCCTGCTGGTGTCGAGATTCAAGGAATTTCTAACAGCGTAGGTGCTATCGCTTCTCAAATCGAGGCATTAGAAGGTTTAAAAAATGCCGTTGATGAAGCGATTGATCAAAATGCAGATACAAAAAGAAAAAATGAAAGACGCCGTGATGAAGAAGATATAGAAAAGAAAGAACCGCGAGATGGTGTTTTTCAAATGGGTGAAAGGGCTGGTGATATAGCTGGAGGATTTTTAGCTAAGTGGTTAGTACCAGCTGCCGCTGCTGCATTCGCAGGTATTGCAAACGCGTTCGCAGATGACCAAGAAGATAATACAACAACTGTCGGCGATATGCTCGATGAATTGAGTTGGTTGGAAGGAATAGAAGAAAAATACGCTGCATTAACTTTAGCATTAGGTACCGCAGGATTTAACGTAAGTAAAGGATTTAAAGACCTTTCAAAAGGAATCTCTGCTAAATCAGCAACCTTCGTACAGAAAATGAGTGCTGTAAGCGGTAAAGCAATGGATGCTTATCAAAAAACTGCTAACAATCTCGCAAAGCTTTCGAAAGTACTTACTACTAATCAAGTAGCTTCTGCTTTTATAACACCCATCAGAATGTTGGCTGGATTTTTTGGCGGAATCGCTAAAACACTTGGTGGCGCAATAGCTAACATTACAAAAGCTGTAGCTAAATTACCGATGTTCATAGTCAAATTCCTCAAAGGATTCGCTGCGAAGCCATTAAAATATCTTATTATCTTTGAAATTATTGACACTATGATAGATGCGCTTATGGCATTTATGTTTAATGAAATTACTGAGGAAGAATTCCATACTCGTACAAAGAAAAATATTAATGATATGGTTGGTTTGATCGGTGGTACATGGATTACAACTATTATCTTCACTGCAGTGGGTACAGCGATTGGTTCTGTTGTACCTATTTTTGGTAATGTTGCTGGCATGATGTTAGGCGTTGTGATGGGTGTTTTATTCGGTGAAGATGTCTATAAGATTATTGGTGGTGATGATATCGTTGAGGCAATATATGATTATTGGTTCTTAGGCAAGAAAACAACGATGTCTGATCTTGCTAACAAGATTTTAGAAACTGGCAAAAAGCAACTGCAGAATGTAATTGATCAATATACAGAGTTCTTTAAATCTACGTTTGAGTATTTCTCTGGCGAAGATAAGATAGCAACAGTTGAAGGCATAGAAGAAAAATATGGAGCTGATGCATCGCTTGTAGATATTGCAATTCAATCAAAAGGATTCCTTGATGATGATGAAAATGCATTATTATACGTAGCTGATAGCATTGATAGTCCTCAAGAACTAGAAGAAATTAATGCAGCAATGATTGAAAGAGAAGGAAAAACGCTGAGAGAACATGCACGAGACATTCTCAGTCCATCAGAATATCAACAATTTAACCAAGTTCTCGATGCTTCTATTGCCGAAGGCGCACCACCTCCACCGTCAGTAGAATATCCTGTTACAAATTATGACGGAGAAACAATCGGTGTGTTTAGTACAGCTGAAGAAGCTGCGCAATTTGCTATGCAAAATCAAGGAATAATGCAATCAGCAATTATAACTCCAGCCGCTGAGCTAGTTGCTGACGTAGTCGATCTTGATACTGATGTCGTAGAGACAGTGAATAAAATTCAAAATGTATTCAGCTCAGACGATCCAGAAGAAAAATTAACTGGATTGTATGATGCTGCTATCGATGTTTCGACCAAAGGCAATTACGAAGAAGTCAGCGCACTCTACGAAGAAACGACCGGTCGTAGAATGGTCGACGATCTGGGTGATATTGTAAATGAAGAGAATGCAACTCTTATTGATAATATGATGCGTGCTACACCCGAAGAATTGCCAGCTCTTGCTGCTGACGCAGGCATCGATATGGTTATAGAAAAATATATGCCTGAAGTTGCTTCTGAAATTAAAGACAAAGCAGAGCAAATTATTCCTGTCATAAGCAATATAGTACAACAAGCTCAAAGAGCTGGTGAGATTGCTGCGGGTTCACAACCAGCTAGTCGTGTTGATTATGCCTCGCCTACATTTGATTCTTCAGATAATTTCTTACAGCGATCATTGCAGACATAAAAAAGGGCCGTAGACCCGCGCGCTTTTGAAGACATCTGCAGAATGCCCGCGCGCTTTTGAAGATCTACGGCCCTAAGCTTCCCAAGCTTATTCGTTAGCAAGCTTCCTAAAGAAATCCAGTGACTCATCATCGTCATCAAATGACGTTGTTGTTTCTGTTACTGGTTCTGCTTCAGCTGTAGGTGGAGTCCATGCTGGAGCAACCTCAGGGGCAGCAGGAGATGCATCAGGTACATCTTCTGCCATTGTTCCAGGTTGCTGACCGCCAAGTACACGCATCAACTTCTGTTGCAATTCTTCATACGACTTGAAGTTCTTTTGATCGAGGAACTCGGCAAGACCATGTTCCTGTTTCCAAATGGTTTCAAGTTCGCTGTCATCGTTAGACAAAGCAGACGGAGAGTCGAATGCTGACTTGTCGTAGTTACGATAACCTTCTACCTTGCGAATGCGCAGGCGGAAGTTGGCACCTTCCCACAGA